TTGTCCTTGGCCACTTCCTCGACGGTGCGGATGTAGCCTTTGCCTTTCATTTTCAGCAGTTCCAGAACACCGGCCCACGTCATACCCTTGGCGGGTTTGAGTTGCGGATTGCCTATGCGGAAACCGAGTGTGCCGTGAGTTGTTTCCATACTCTTGCGGCGGCTGAAATGCTCGTCGCGGTTCTCGGTCGCAAAGGCTTGCAGTTTCTCGAAAGCCTCGTCTTTTTCCATATCGAGGTCTTGGAGTTGCCCGGAATACTGCTCGCGGATTTCCGAGAGTTTACCGTCCATTTCGGCCATCAGTGCGCGTTGCTTCGCGTCGGCCACTGCGTAGGAGTGCATCGTCTCCTCCATTTCGTCGCGGGTAATGCCGCTCAGAATTACTTTCTTTTTTCGTGCCATTGTTTGAATGGGGATTAAAGGGTGATTAAATATGGTTTATTTGTCGTTTGATAATCTGACCGGGAACACGTCCATGATGGCCGTTTCCGTTACTCCGGTGATTTTGTAGTCGACCATGAGGTTGATTTCGCTCTTGAATGTGGCGATGGCCTCCTCGATGTCGTTGGCCTCGACCATGAAGTCGTGGGGTGTGAGTTTATCTGCGCCCGTGCGCTCGTCAAGCGAGATGAACATTGCGCGGACTTTATACCAATAGCTGCCGCTGTCCGAAGCCATCACCTCTGCAATCTTCGCTTTCTTCACTGCCGAGACGGTGAACTCCCCGCTGATGCAGGGCTTCATCTCCTCGGTGATCCGAGCCTCGGCCTCGGCAAACGACAGAGCGTCTACAAGGTAGGCTTCGGTTACTTTCTTCACTGCTCCGTTTTCTACAATCTTGCTGTAGCGGAGTTTCGTTTCAATCCATTGTGCCATTGCTGTTATTTTTTAGGGGTTGTTTCTTCTTGGGTTACCTCGGTTATCTTGTACCACTCGATGTCGGGGTCTTCCAAACCGAAAAATTCTATAACCTCGGCTTGGGTCTTGTAGCCGATAAATTCCGGCGTTACAATCTTCCCGGTGGGGCGTTCCTTGGCGCGGATCTTAAAGTGCTTCCTGCGTTTTTTTATCTCCGGCAAGCTGTAGAGTTTCCTTTCAAAAAACTTGTCAACTTCCCTTGCTTCTTCATAAGGATTGTCCTCGCGTGAAGCAAGCAACGCCGTTCCTTTCACTATTGCAAGCAACTGGCCGACGGCTATGTCGCCGAGCGTCCATCGCTTTGTGGTTTCATCATATTTTATAGTCATTCTTCTTCTGTATTAAAGTCGGGTTCATATTCCGCGATGTTTGCTCTATCCTCTGCCCAGTTTGCGAGTTCTCGCATAAACTCCACATATTCCGGGGTGGATAATTCCACGGTCGCCTCCGTGATTTGTTGCTTGATGTTGTTTATTAGGCTCATCCTTTCAAATATGATAATATGTGTTTGATTACCTCTACCGTCCACCCATTGCCGAGCATTCGGTATTGTTGAGTTTCGGAACATTCCCACTTGTACCATTCCGGAATTGTCTGCAAGCGGGCGCACTCGGTTCTGAGCCGATACAAGCGCGGAGTTTATAACCACCGGACGCAAACCGTCAAGACACCGCGTAATAATCTCCTCGCTTGACTTTTTCATCCGCACGTTTTCAAGCAGAAATTTCATATCGGGATTCAAGTAATAAGCCTGGTGCGCGATTCTCTGGAACTGAAAGAAAAGAACCGAGCGGGGGTCTTCAAAATTCAGTTGCTTGCCCGCAAAACTGAATCCTTGGCATGGTGATCCCGCAAGTATGAGGTCAATTTTCGGAAGACTGGCGAGAGTTACGCCGCGCACGTCGCCCAATTGGATAGTATCCGGAAAGTTGAGCTGTGTCTGCGCGATGCAGAACTTGTCAATCTCGGAGGCGTAGTAAGCGTCCACCTTGATACCAAGTTCCCGCAATGCTATCTGCCCGCAGCTCATACCGTCGAAAAGGCTTAATACCGTCAGACCCATTATTGTATCAGTTTAGCAGAAGTTCATCTTTGCCGAAACGTGCCTCGTAAGCAATCTGCCCGGCAACCTCATTGATCGCTTTGGCATCTTTCTGACGTTTCAGAAACATATTGTATATGGTTGTCAGCCTATCAAGGGAGATGTGGTTGAAATTCTTAACCTTGGCGGCGCGACAAGCCACGCTCTTTATGTAGGCCACGCCCTCGTTACCTTTGCCGATCAGACGAAGCCAACCGCCTATGGCCGCGATTACGCGCTTACGCATCTTGTCGCGCTTGGCGTCCTCGGGGTTGATGATGTCGTTGAGATAATCGCAGATTTGTGTCAGTTCCTCGTTGGAGAGGTCTTTGCTGCTTTCCACGCCATATCCGCCGAGCAGGGCGAGTTTATCGTCCGCTGTCATGTTGAGCCGGGAGCAGAGGGTGTGGAATTTTTTCAAAAGCCACTTTTGGTTCTGTTGGGTGATTGTTGCCATAAATATCTCGTTTTATTGATTGCTGTCCTTGTCTATTATGTCCGCGTGATACCTTGCCGCGCCCTCCGGCCATATCACAAACTCCTCGCCGCCGCCCTCGGCGGTCGCAAAGCGGGTCGTGGGAAATGCCTTGAAACCCTCGACGCGCAGTTTTACCTCTGAGAGTTTGCGGACGTGCCTCGCTACTGCCGGATAGGGTTTGCCTCCCTCTTCATGCGCGATGAAGATGAACAGCTTGGCGGGAAACTCGTCAATCAGCGAGGCAAAGGTGGCGCGGGTGAAACCGACCAACGCCGTAATAGAATCTATCACCACCACCTGCGGGCTTTTCCGCTTGCGCAGCCTCTCCCGCAAAGCGGGGATCTGCTCCTTGTCCAGGATGATGACCTTGTTGCCGAGGTCGCCCATATTTGCGTCGTTCCATGAGTTCTGAAAACTCAGCGAATAGCCCTGCTCGATGGTGTCGTAGGCCACGCGGTCGACAAACCGCGACAGATAGGCGAGCAACTGGAGCGCGAAGTGCGTCTTGCCGCTGCCGCTCTCCCCGAAGATAATCCATGCGCCACGGAGTTCCGGCTTGCCTATGGTGGCAAGCCACTTACCGGAGAAGTCCGCTACCGTGAACCTCGCGTCGCACATATTCTTGTTGCTTAATGCCCGTGCCATTCCAATCGGTTTTTAATTGTCGTTTGATTTCAGTTTAAGTGCGCACACCAGACGTTTCACGCGCCGCAGGTCGTTGTCCGAGTCCTCGATGATTCTTTCTATCTCCCGGCGGTCTTCGAGGCCGTTGGCCATACACACGGCCTTGACGTCGCCACGGTTCACCACGGGCATCGGCACGAACTTGCGCCCTATGCGCGAGTAGATTTCCTTGTAACCCTTGCGGTTGTTCATCGCACCGCGCTCGATGCGTTTTTTGAGGTATTGAGTGGCGCAAAGTACTATCCCCACCGTGTCCTCCAGTTTGTTGTAGATTGTAATGAAGAAGTGCAGTACCTGGTCGCTGAGCTTGTCGGCCTCGTCCAATACTATAAGCACACCCTCGCGGCGTTTGAGCTGTCTTATGGCCTCACGCACCATATCGGCCACCGTCGTGCCACCCGGCTCTACTCCGAGGCTTTGCAGCAGTTCGCCGAGAAACTCCTTGCGGTTCCAATATTCCGAGCAGCTGAGCGCGATCACGCCACGGTTCTGCCCGGCGTAGGTCTTTATCGCCTGGCTTTTGCCGCAGCCCGCGTCGCCCACAACGGCCATTACGAGAGAGTGCCGCTGCGCGTCGGTCAGAACCTGCGTCATGCGGGTATAGCCCTCGGTCTGCACCACACTCCATTGACGCGGGTCGTAGCCTGTCTGATTGGCTACTGTGCGCCACATATCGTCAGCTATCAGTTCCCATTTGCCGTTGAGCATCTGGCTGACAGTGGCCGCACTCACTCCCCGCAGCGATTTGGCGGCGGCGTTCTGGCTTTCCTTGCTTTCCACATACGCCCTCAGTTTGGCGGTTATGGCTTCTTTTTCTGTCTGTTTCATCTGTTATCAGCATTTAGTATAAATCTCTTGTCGATATGGCCGCACCTGCTCCGGCACTTTCCTCGTAGGCAGCTTCTTCGGCCATGTCGGTGTATTCGAGGCGGTATTGGCTCTTGCGATCTTTGTTCCGGCCTCTGCTGTCGGTCAATACACCTGTTATATAGGGGTTGTGCAGGTCGGGGTGTTGCAGCAGGCTTTCCCTCACAATCTCGGTTGCCCGTGCGTCATGCTCTATTACCATGCGGCGCAGCTCGTCGTTGAAGTCGCGTACTCTCTGCAACTGTTCCGCATCGCCGGGACGGCGATCGGCAAGTGCCATCGGCTGCACATGCTTTTCCTCGAGCATGAACCTCAGGTCGCCCTCGTCGCTCACGGCCAGAACCTGCTGCATGTCATCGGGATCATACTTGACGTTCCATCTCAGGTGTGAGTGTTTTCTAAATTCAAGGTCGAAGCAGTCGTATGTGTGCCGCTCGCCCAGAAGACGTACATTAAGGCCGCTGCCCTCCAAGGCGTTTTTATATCCGGTTTCATGTCCGAAGTTCAGCAGGTAGCTTTCCATCGACATTGGCAGCAGATATTCCGGCGGAATGTTTTTATATCCGGCCACATATTCATCACGTTTCAATGCCCGCTCGGACTCGATAATCCATCTGATTTGCTCGCGCACGCCCTCCTCGTCCGGAATCCGGCTCTTATGGGCGTTAAGCCATTCAAGGTTGGGCTGGCTCTCCTTGCGTGCGGTGATACCGTAGCCGCTCCAGTTGCCCGCACATTTTTTAGCGTATTTATGGTTGAGCCTCCTGAAATATGGCTCAATCACCTTGGCCTTGGCGTTGCCTACCTGCGCCGGAGTCACATACTCGGCTATGCCGTATGTCGGCAGCATCACCTTGATTTGGTAATTGTCGCTCTGTATCTGCACCGGGCGTAACCGTTGGCCGAATAACTCTGCCGTATGGTTCACGGCGTTGCGGAGCGCCGCCTTGATCAGGTCGGGGCTTTCCTGCGGCCCGGTGGCGTAACCAATCGGGTATTTGTTGGTCGGGTCAAGCACCACCACCACTGTCATGCGTTTATAATACTCTGTGCGACCACCGCGCTTTCCCTCGATGCGTTTCTTGTAATATAGCTCCACCGTCCAGCCGTCGAGAGTCCAATACAGCATCGGGGCGGTTGGGGCAAATCTCTTGACCTGCATAGCGTATTTATTCATGTATTCCTTGGCGCCACGTCGCCCGGCGTCGACTGCCCAGCCGTACCGCTGTGCCCAGTTCCATACCGTACGGCTGTCGATTTTTTTCCATTTATTCCCTTTTGCTGCCACATTATAATAATCCGCTATTTCCTGGCAGTCAAGATTTGTATGAACACTAAGCAGCTTTAATATCCATGCAATCTGTTCCTCTGTAGCCACTTTGGCCGCGTTCCGGTTGCGGAACTTGCCGCTGACCAGCACATCGTAATTCGGATGGCCGCCTTGTACATACTTCTGATATTTCCGTTGCAATACCCGCGGACTTTCCGGCAAGTCATGCGGGTAGACATCCGCTATCCGAGGCAGATACTCCGCCATCCGCTGCCAATACTCGCTCATCTTCACCCGGCGCCATCTGCCAACCTTTTTCTGCTCTGCGGCAGCTGCGCTCAGGTGAGCCTGTATCGCGTTAAGTATCGAGGCCGAGTTGGTATACTGCATTCTTTTCTCATGGCTAAGCCCCCGCGCCCCGTCTATGATGACCCCTTCGTAGTAAGTAGCCGCTATCTGGTCTATCACAATGGTATCGATGAACGCCCGCGTCCGGGCCTGGATATCCGGAGCGCTACAGCGCCGCTTTACCTCCGCACGGTTTTTGGCGGGCAGACGGTCAACGGCATAGAGCGCAGGCTTGCCATTGCAACCACGACGTACGCGAAGTGCTGCATCCTTTTTGCAATAGTACATCAGTACATCATTTGTCATAATGCCGTCAGTCAGTTCCGTATGGGTCGCGCAAAGTATATCGTTGTATAGCTCCATAATTTTTGTTATATTTGCAGCCGTTAATCTATTTTCTTCTTTAATTCACATGAAACACCGTGTAGTCTTATTTTTTAGCGATACGGCGAAACCGGGAGAGGATTCAAAACCTCTAAAGCGTATTTCACAAATGATTCGTCGCGAGCGACTCCCTCTAATAGGAGAGCGTTCCGAACGCACTCCCTGCATAGCTGTGATTTGCCCAGATATTTATCGAGAGTCACCCGATACCCGCGAGATTGATTTGAAGTCTGATGACGTCCGCTATTTTGCGTCTTTTGAGTTGGTAGACCCGAAGAAATTAAGTGCGCTTGTCGGATTGCTGCGTTCCTTTGCTGACTATTGCGGCATTTACAGTCGTGTATGGTCTTGGGAAGTTCTATAATCACGCCGTCAAAAGTGCTATAGGTATCGGGGATGGATAGTGTCATTATTATCATACCTCAGAGCGACATCGCCACCTCCTGCATGGCCTTTAATTCGTTCATCAACGAGCTTTGGCAGCAGTAAACCACCTCGCCGCGTTTGTTGCGTATCGTTACGTCGCCGGTCATGAAGTTTCCCTCCAAGGTCGCGCCATTCCCAAAGGTCTGCACCATGTAGCGGGTCATGCACCCGTCTGCGTCTTCGCGATTGGTGATATAGATGGTGTCGAACTCCGGCGCGAGTACCATCTGCCGGCCGCCGCGTTCTATCGCAGCCTTGCGGATCTTTTTATGGATAAGATTGCTCTTGTTGTATTTGAGAGCCGCCCACACCGTCACGTGCGACACATTGAAAAGGCGGGCGAGGTACTTTGCCTCCTCGGGCGTTACTACAATGATTCTTTTACGTTCCATCTTTTTAAATTTCAAAGGATTTAGTATTTTTGTATTTTAAAAAGCTATCACTCTTGATTCTGTCAAAGGATGACAGCCAAATATCATATTGAAAAAATTACACAGAAATGAGCCTCGAAAATTATCTTGTAAAATCGAATGTATCCGAGTCAGAGATACACAGCACTTTCTCTCAGAAAGCTCCCGCACAACTCTATAATCTCTTAAAAGAGAAAGGATATCGTTGGTATCTTGAGTTCCTTGAAGCAAACCTGCCAGACATTCTGAAATACATTTCTCTGCCTCCCTCACTACGTCAGACGAAGAAGTGGACTGATCGGCCTGATGAACTGATCTTTCGTTTTGCTGCATTGCAAATATCCGTGATAACTCTGAAATTTGAAACTGATATTCTCGACATAGCATCGATTTTGGATCGAGGATCGTACCGAGAGTTTCATTCAGTCTTTGCAGATGCTCTTGCACCGATGCTCCTGTTTCAACCGTGGAAAACTTTTCCGTTCGATGGTTATGATTCGCCTTTTTCATAAAGAATTGAGTTTTGTTAGCTGATTGCTGATTTCTGCTATCTGCTCCTCCAGAATTCCAAGTACCCGGCAGACAGAGCCATATCCCCTGCTTGTCGCCTGATCGTACTCGGTTGAAAGTTGCGCTTCCATAAGGTCGGCCACGCCTGTAATCTCGTCGTAGGCTTTAATGAGGCTGCGCTTCATGCTGCGAAGCGATTGTATATTTTCGTCCTTGGTCATCATACGAGTGTAATCTCTCTGATGTTTGATATATCGTCACAACCGTCTTCGCTTATGATATTGGCAACAAGATTCGCAAACTTTACCTTGTTTGCTTTCATCCATTCGCGAGCCATCCGAAATGCCGTTTGTCCATGTGTCCCGTCCGGTATGTTTGCAGGGTTCTCATCATCCTTTACGAGGTTGTCGTAGTTCTCGTCGAGGAGCTGGTAAGGAGCTGGTAGGAGCTGGTAATACTTGTAACCTTTCATATTTCCTTTATTATTTAGCTGTTATCTCGCCAAATTTTCGTATATTTGGCGGCTGTTAATTTTTTAATATGCTGCAAAGGTAACATATATTTTTGACACTACAAAAGAAAACGACAAATATTTTTGACAAAGAATGAATACTATTAGGCAACGACTTATCGAAATTGCTGATTATAAGCAGCTATCAGTTCGTGCATTTGAAGAGTTTTGTGGGCTTAAGCGCGGAAATATAAGCAATTTAGCACCAGGTGGCAATATTGGCTCCGACAAACTGTCAAAAATAGTTGACATGGTACCAGAGGTTAGCCCTGATTGGCTGCTAACTGGACGTGGAAAAATGCTCAAAGAAGATTTATCAGAAGTGAGTTCGATTTTTTCTTATGGTGATAATGATGAGGTCGAAACCCGTCCGCGCATCCCTCTCGATGCCGTAGCCGGTTCATTGTCTATAATAACACAATCAGTTTCAGAAGCAGAGTGTGAGAGATTCCCGGTTATATCCCGCTTCCCAAAATACGACTTTACAATCCTGGTAAAAGGAGATTCAATGGAACCGGAATTTCATTCTGGAGACGAAATTGCATGTAGAATTATCGAGAAGCCATCCTTTATTCAATGGGGGCGCCCTCATGTACTTGATACGTATCAGGGCGTAGTGTTGAAAAGGATATATAATCGACCGGACGCAATTCTATGCAAGTCTAACAATAACGCATACGATGATTTTGAAGTACCAAAAGAAGATATTTATCACATTGCCTTAGTTGTCGGAGCCATACGCTTGTACTGATAGTGACAGCTATATTCATAGCAACTTCTTAAGACTCATTATGGCCGCTATTTGGCGCATTTTCAATCTTTTTTTTGCGTAATTTGCGTTATATTGATAATTAATATGTTTTGTATCAATATTTTAGCCACTGAATAATCAGCTATATAACCCCTATTTTTGTGGTACTAAAGGGGGGGTGTATCATCGAAAAACGCCCGTTTTTTACTCGTTTTTTGTCCTTATAGGGGTATTTATCGCCGTTTTTGTGATACCGTAAACTCCACCCATCACTCCATCCAACACTCCATCCATCGGAAAATTTTGCACAATTTTTGGAATGAGCGATGGATGGCTCTCCCAACTAATCAGTGCGCCGAACGACATTAAAAAGGCGTTTAATCGTAGGTCAATCACCGCTCAACCGGCATTTAACAGGCCATCAACAGCCACCCCGTAGCTTTGCCCCGGCCACACACCGCCAGGCGCCCGCAAAAGACTCTATTTCCGTACATTAAGCCGCGACAGCCCCACACTATCATCCCTCTCGACGAACGCAGTCATACGCCACGCTACGCGCCCATGCAGCCAGAGGAGCATAAAAAAGGCCGCGCTACAAGCACGACCGCAGTCACTCCAACATCAATCCAACCAACCCTCCAACTTCACGCGCTCAAAATCCAAGCAAAATCCAAGCAAATGTACTTTTCGTTTTTTTTGCCACACTCCCGATTTTTGCCACTAACTCACTGACATATCGAAACTTCCAAGCCATTCCAGCTCACTCAATATTGTACATTTCGTTTTTCTGCCCATAATCTGTGATTTCATAAACCGGAATTATATTGATTTTTAATTTTTAGTAGATGACAAAAATTAAACTTATGCTGTTAAACATTTAATTTTTAAGCGATTAAATTTGCAAAAGTCCCTGAAATTTAGTAATTTAAAGGAAAAGTTTGGCGACTTTTCTCCATGAAAACTACTAATTCCAAGGACTCGGTCAAAGTTAACCAAATCCTCCCGATTATGCAAGAGCATTTTGGACAAAATATGAATCCGGCATGCATAAAACTTATGGCGCTGCTGCTCCATGCACTCTGTGTGGTGCAGACTGTCAGCCTCCACAAACCGGCTGATGCGATGCCTACGTCTGTCGACAAGGATTCCAACCTCAGACGGCTCCAAAGATTCTTTGCCGGGTATGTTCTTGACCTTGACATCATAGCCCGTATGATTTTCTCGCTGCTTCCCGTCAAGACCGGTCTTGTGCTCAGCATGGATCGCACCAACCGGAAGTTCGGAGAGCTCAATATCAACCTTCTCATGTTGGGCATCACCTATAAAGGGATTGCCTTCCCTTTGATATTCAGTCTTCTCTTTAAACGTGGCAACTCCAACCGGGAAGAACGCAAGAAGATTATGGAACGCTTTATCCGTCTCTTTGGAGCGGAATGTATCGACTCCCTTGTGGCAGACCGCGAGTTCATCGGAAAGGAATGGACAGGATGGCTCAACAGCCGTCGCATACGGTATTACATCCGAATACGTCAGAAACTGTTTAAAATTAGAATTGAAAAAATGTTATAGGGCATAACAAACCCTCAGCCAAAGTGTTGAAGGAGAAAAACATTGTTCATATGCATAGAATCAATCTCTATCAGACACTTTTGACCGAGGGTCAATGGTCTGATAGAGATTGATTCTATGCATATGAACAATGTTTTTCTCCTTAAATAAACGAAGTATTCTTCGAAAATGATTGTCGCAAACGTAAAAATTCACTACGG